TTCTTCTTGAACTCCTTAGGCATCATTTCCCATACTGCTGCTTGCTGCACCTTAATGGAAGTATCCTCGTTCTGGGAAAAACATACCAAGTGACCATCATTGCTTTCAGTCACTGCTTCCATTACAATCTTTGCAAATCCAGTAGTCTTACCTGATCTGTTGCCACCAAGAACTAAGCACTCGTTGTAATCCTTCAACCCATCCTTTATTCGCTCCCATCCAGGAAGGTTAAAGCCATGACGAATAGGATCATCCTCAGATGCCTTAATCCTGCTCTCATGAGCCTTATGCAGCTCTTTAAGAAGATTAAGGTCATTCTCGTACAGCCAGACGATTTCCTCTGCTGTAGGAGGAGTCAGAAAAGGATGTTCAGTAAACTTAATTATTTTTCCAATCTATTTGTTCTAGCTCCTGCATGGACTTTTTAGCAACTAAGGCTAATAAGACAGCTAGATTCTCCTGAAAGTGTTCTTCATCCATCTTATTAAAAAGATCGTACTCAAAACCATCTTCTGTAACAGTTGCAACTAAAACAGATTGCCATCCTGGACTAATAGTGTCTAAGCACTTATGAACTAAATCAATGTTATTGTTCATTAAATAATTCGTGTTATATCGTGCCTAATTGGATCACTCTTAAAGGGTTTGCTTTCAATCTTAGAATCTGAGCTTTTATCTCTAAATTTACTTTCGTACTTAGGGCGGAATATCCTATTGTACCCCTCGTAGAACTTGTCCCAGTTAGATACTCTATTCCTGTCTCCTTTACCGCTCATCGTCTAAATCTATTACCTGTGCTTCCCTCATTTTGTTCTTAGCCTTTTCCATTAGCTCCCTGTAGTCCTCGTCAGTGTAAACCTTTTCCTCACGATTAATACTCGTAGCTTCACCTCTAGCCAATAAAGCCTCCCTAGCTGAGTTAGCCTTAGCTATACTAATATCCTTAATATCCTTGAAAGTAGGCTTAATCTCACCTGACTCCATGTCCTCACGTACCTTCTGAACCATATCTTCCTCTAAGGAACTAATATGCAAATAAGAATAAGAAGCTAGTTGACCACCTAGCTCTCTCCACTTACCTAAGTGATCAGCGTAAGTAGCTAGTACCCTAACAATAGTATTCCTCTTGAACCCGTACTTACGTACTAACTGAGTCTGAGTCTTACCACTAGCACTAAGGAACAATATCTTAGCAGCCTTCTCAGGATCATATCTCTCTAATGCCTTGACACCATCAAGCTCAGAACTCTTAACAAATTCCTTGATCTTTTCATCTATGTCAGATAAAAGTTTTTTCTTGACTAATTCTTGCTGCACTTTATTTTTATT